TTCCTTTTCTTCTTCTTTAACTTCCTTTTCTTCTTCTTTAACTTCCTTTTCTTCTTCTTTAACTTCCTTTTCTTCTTCTTTAACTTCCTTTTCTTCTTCTTTAACAATTTCAAAATATTTCTCACCATAAGCTTTGTAAACATTTTCTTCAATATCAACTACTGAACCTTTTATAAAACCAACTACATTTCAAATAACTTTTACTTTCATATCTAACTTTTAAAAAATAAAATCTTTTTGAGTATCTAGCAAAGCTGTTTTTTTTCAATAACAAAAAAAAAGAGGCTTTCGCCCCTTTATGTTTTTGCTTTTTATTTCTATGCTGCTGCTGTTTTCAATACTACAAATGCATTTGAATCTAAAATTGCACCTCAAACTCTTTCAATAACTTTCAAAGACTTAATATCTTTTTCAAAGTCTCCTGATCTATAACCAATTTCACTTGTTATACCTTTTCTTACACCAAGAGCATAGAAATCCAAATCACCAAATGCAAAGAATTTCTTATCAGCTCCATCATCTGCAGTTCCTGGCAACACATCTGTTGTGATTACTTCATAACCAAGCATTGTAGGATTTCCACCTGTATAATCATCAACTAACAACTTAACTCCATTTTTATCAGTCAAGCCTCTCAAAACTCACAATACAGTTTTGTTTATAAACCACTTTGGATTTTTTCCTCTTACATACTTGTCTTTCAAACTATACACCATAGCAATTACATCATCAGCTGTAATATTATTTATTGAAGTTTTACCTGATGGTAATGAATAAACAGTTCCAGCATTCAAAACACCTGTAAAGTTCAAACCTTGTCCATCACCAGCCAACACTTGTGCATCTTCGATTTCTGCGAATTTTTTAGCAACCAAATCTAGCACTAAATTGAAAATTTCATCTGTTGTCATACTATCATCGATAAGTTCATTTGTTGCTGGGATAAGTGCTGCTATTTTTCTAGCTTCAAGCCTAATTTGCCTAAATGTAGGATTGCTTGAAGTTATTGTTTGTCCTTCACCTACAATGTAAGCTTCTACTGTACTGTCTGTAGCTGTGATATTTTTCACATCTGTTTTCATTGGATATTTTCTAGCAAGTCTTCTTGCAACACCATACTTGCCTATTGCAGTAAACAAAGTTTTTTCAAACTCTTCTGGAACCAAGAAACCACCATCAGCATCAGTCCCTTCTGATAATGTTTTTACTTCTGCTAAGTCTCATCTAGCCAAAGCCTTAAACAAATTTGCTGTTTTTTCAATTTGTTTAGTAGTATCTGACTTTTGTTTGATATGAATTGTTTTTACTACTTCTTGAACACTTTCTTTAACTTCTTTCACATCATCTTTTACTTCTTTAATTTTGTCCTCCACAATAGCAGGAACTACTTCAGTAGCAATTTTTTCAATTCCCTTTTCAATGTTTTCTTTTAAAACTTTTTCATCAATTACAGTCATGTTTTTAATTTACAAATTAAAATTTCTTTTTTAAATCCCTTAGAGCATCAGCAGATACTCTGTTGATAGTCTGTAAGATCTCTTTTAGCTGATAATCTTTTTCTTTAGCCTTGCCATCGGCCAAAGTTGATTTGATTTCAGCTACATCAGAAGTTAACTTTCACAAAATTTGTTTAATTTCACCTAGTTCTTTTTCAATTACACTTTCCTGCTTTTCTTGTTTTAGTTTTTTAATCAAAGCTTTTTGCTCATCAGTTAAAGCATTAGGATTTGCAGGAATAGGAACAAAAGACAACTCAAGTAATTCTGCTTTTGTTATTACATTTCCCTGTCTTTGTTTAGGAATAAATCCAACTGAAACTGTTTTTAAAATACCTTCATCATACAACTGCTTTACCAGTTGAGCTTTAGGATTTGATTTCGAAAATACTCATTGTATGATTAGTTTTTTACCTTCCTGCTTGATACTTACTGCCTTTCAAATCACATCTTCCACTGAATACCAATTATGACAACAAAGTACAATCGGATTCTTCTTGTAATTTTCCAAATCCCAAGCATCTATCTTGATTATCTCTCAGTCTCTGTCTACATCTTCTGTAGTAGCAACTACTGAAAAATCAGGTTTTTTATCATCTATTTTTTCATTTATAGACTTAATCAATTTTTCAATTTGCTTTCTAGCTTCCAAACTTAAAACTTTCATTTTGTATATTTAAACATTTAAAATTCATTCTCAGACATTCCCCTAGTAGCTTGCCTTAGTGTTTACTAACTCTACTGAAACCAACTTGTCATTTACTACATCATACAAAGCTTCAAATCCCATAGTTTGCTGAACTATGTTTTCATTATCTATGTTATGAGCCCAATCTGTTAAAATAACCTTTGGTAAAACAATGTTTAGCTGTGGATTGTCTCAATTTGAACCAATTGTTTTTGACAAATCCTTGATGTAAATTCCCAAAGCTTTCTTTTGCTGACTTGTAAAAATATTTTTTAAATCATTACTGTTGTAAACCATTTCAAAACTTCCTTCAATTTTCACAATTCAGTTAAAAATTTCTGATGGCTCTAGAGCTCAAATTTGATAAATCTCTTCTAAGTTTTGTGAAATTTTTAGCTCAAAATTTAATAAATCCAAAGCAACTCCTGTATCCAAGTCATCTTCTGTATCAGCTATTTTTACAACCAAACTTGAAGAGTTTAAAACATAATCTTCTAAGTAAGAAGCTGTATTTGAAGCAGTTTGAGATGATTTTGATTTAAAACTTGCTTTGTATGAAAGACATTTTCCAGGTTCTGCATTGATTGTTAGTTCTTCCACCATAGCCAATGGAAAAACTACATTGTTGTTTGGCTCAACTACTGCAATTGTCAAACTTGGATGTAAATTGTTATGAGCCAAAGAAAAAGTATGCTTGTAAGCTCATGAACTATCAGCAGTTTCAGTTGAAACTACATCACCAAGCAAATTTTTAAAAAAGTATCAAACTGCATTTACTCCCAAATTTCACTCCAAAGAACCTTCACCATATTGCTTTCAAATACAAGTATCAATTGTATCAGCTAATTTTCAAATAGCCTGTTGATTTTTCTCAAGCTCAATTTTATCTTCATAGTCAAAACTTATTCTTGGTAAAAAATCGAAACTACTTGCTGGTTGTCATCTTGTAGCTTCAGCACCTACTCAAACATTTACCAATTTTCAAATGTATTGCATTTTAGGTTTTAAAAAAATAAATCTTTTTGATAATCCAGCTAGCTAGTTTTTTTTCAATATCACTTTAAAACCTCCAAAACTGCATCCATAGTATAATGAGGCTGTACTGGCTTGTTATTTTCCAAGTAAATAATCGTCTTAGTGCTTAATCAACTTGCCCTTGCTAATTCAGTTAAAGTAAGTTTCTTTTTTATCCTAAGTCTCCTTATGCTAGAACCAGTATCTTTGTAATATTCTTCCAAAACATCTTGGAAAAAATCATCCCTCGGAAGATTTAACCTGTTATAAATTTTTGCTAACTTATTCGGATTAAGCTTGCCTTGACCCGTTTTTAACCTTTTTAAAAGTTTGTAGAAAAAAGATTTACTGCATCAAAATTTCCATAGAAAAAACCTTACTCACTTTTGCCAATTTAAAGTGATGAAATCCTCAAGCCTCCTCATTGTTGTATGTATAGTAAGTTGTAAACAAAAGCATCAAGTATGTCATCATGCTCAACATCTGGAAAATGGGTAAGCTGATAAATCAAATCCTCATCTTTTTTACTAAAAAAAACATCGCCAAACTCCAAAAGTCAGGCTACTTCCAAAAGTCTAGTTCATTTATCCTTATGAGCCCACACACCAGATAAAGGCAATCAAGCCAATTTTAAATCCTGAAAAAGCTTTACTTCTTTGTTTTGTTCATAAATTATGATGTTCGGTTTGTAAATTTTGTTTAAATTTTTTATGTGCTCAAAAAGTTTAATAGGTGAAAGTTTTACTCACTCAGAAAATATGCTGTAAATTTTATCTTGCAATCTACCAACTACTGAAATTCAAGTAAAATCTGACAACTCTTTTTCAGAAGTTGCAGGGTCTATTGCCAAAATTACCTCATCAAACTGTTCTGGCAAACTATTCCAATACTTGATCCATTCCTTTTTAACCACAGAAGAACCAGCAGTAATCGGAATATGCTGAAATTCTTGTAAAAAAATTGCAGTTCAAACTTTTTCTTTTCTTTTCATTAATTCCTCCCGACTCCAAAGTTCAGGCCATAAAACTTTTTTCTTATCCCAATCCAAAATAGCTGGCTTTTTGATTGTTTTCCAACCATCAGCTTCAAGCTTGTTTACCAAACACATTTCACCAACAACCGTTCCTATCACTACCATACTACCACCAGGCAACATTGTATTATACAAAGACGAAAGCACAAACTCATTAAATTTATCAACAACTCTTTTGTTTCTTACATCTTTGTTATCCTGTGGATCGTCCAAAACTATAAGTTTAGGTCTTTTACCTCTTGGTCTTCATCAAACTGGAATAGTTTCAATACTTGCTCCATGATTAAGTTGTAAAAGCTTAGCTTTCCACTTTTTAGCTCAATGCTTTTGCTTGCTTTCTTTATCATTTTTAGGCACCAAATCACCAAAGACTGAAATTAAAAGCTGATTTGTTTCCAATTGCTCTTTTATTTTTCATAATTGCTCCTCACCCAAACTAGCAGATGCAATATACAAAATACTATCAACTAATCAAAAAACTAACAACTTGATAATGTATTCAGTTACTGATGTAGTTTTACCATGTCATCTAGGCATTATCAAATTTAAATCATCCCCCACTTCCAAATTTTTATCTAATTCGGCCCGTATTTGCTTGATATGTTGAGGAATTTTTAGTTCTTTTTTTGTTTTTGGATGCAAATGCCAACTTGATAAAAAAGTTTCAGAAAAAAAAGTAGTATCATAAAAAGACTTTGAAAATAAATATTG